ATATTAGCCACTAAATAATCACCGCATGAATCACCGCATAATGTGTAACATATTGCACACTAAGTAACATATTTGTTAACAATGGGTAACATTTTATACATAATCGTTACCATATGTATACATAACGTAACATTTTTATAACTCTAGTGGATCAAAGCCTAGCTCATCTGCTACCAGCTTGGCTCTGTGTCGGAATGTCTTATCGTGTTTCTGCCAGGCAGCTGTGGAGGTATTCCACCGACTAGCGTGGATCATTTCGTGTGCCATGGTACGGATACAGGTTTCGAGCCAGCCACAACGAGCTGCTGAGATAGTAATAACGTGTTCATGCTTGCCCCCATCATCGTATAGATAGGTTCCCATCGTATCTGGATCGTGATCTACGATAAATTTAATCTGCTCTGGTAGAGGCATATTCCAATTATCAAAAGGCTTACACACCACAAGCATGGTGTACATATTCTTGAGAATGGTGGATGTGAGCTGGATCATACTTTCATTAATTGACCACGAAAATAAATTAGACCCTCATCCTCATTGATAACCTCTGCCAGCTCTGGGGGCATGAGTTTGCCGTTGATAAAGGTCAATACTGCGTATCCAGCTCTCCAGTTGACCGGGTTGTTTTCTGTGTACGCAAACTGGTTGTCCTTAATACAGGCCATCGTTCCAGTATCTACCCCATATCGTGTGCCGGTGTAGTCTGTCCAAGGGGTTATCTTGAGCGAGTGTAGGTGGCCAGACACAAAGCTCGTGCCTGACTTCATCGTATTGTTGTAGACCGCATGGATTCCGTTGTGCCAGCGGTGTTTAATCATGCAAGTCTGGTTAACCATGATTGACCAGTACCACTTCCAATGAATTGTGTGGTCAGCAATATCAAAACCCTTGATGCCCTCATACTGTGGGAGGATGTTAGACAGCTTGCCTGAGAATCGTAGGTCATGGTTGCCAATCGTAATCATCAGTTTGCAGCCAGCTGGGCGCACAGCCTCAATATCTCCGAGTCTTTCTTGGATCTCATCTAACTCTTCTTTGACTGTAGGGCCTTTCTGCCAACCAATGCGGTGATGCGCTGAGATACTAGCGAAATCCGCAATATCTCCATTAAGAATGACAATCTTTGGTTTTAGATATTTTACAAATTGGACAAAGCCTCGGTGAGCTGTCGTAACGTACTCTGGGTTGTAGTGGCAATCAGAGCCAACTAAGATGACACCATTGTCGATGGTGACGTTAGCTTGCATCTGCTCATCTGGAATATAAATCTTAGGCTGGCCAGAGGGTGACAGAGCCTCTAGAATAATGCCATATTTATTTTCTATTATTCTGCGCCTCTTCATAACATTGCGATTGCTAAGACCGATAGCCAGGCTAACCTTTTCAGGGGATTGGTGTTCTTTCCAAGCCGCAATAAATTCTTCGTCACTACACGCTTTTCGTACCATGACATACCTTATAATGATAAAGTTAGCTTATATTAACTGAAAAGTGTTAAAAATCAATGGCTAAAACAAAAGAGATGTCAAGTAAGCAGATACCGACTACTGGTATTAGCTTAGATTTTTCCAAATCCCCAGAGGTTTATAAGTTCCTAACGAGCAATGCATTCGTGCGTGGGATGATGGGTCCAGTAGGGTCTGGCAAGTCCTATGCTTGCGCTGCTGAGGTGTTCATCAGAGCCATTCAGCAAAAGCCCTCCCCTATCGATGGTGTCCGATATACCCGTTTTGTCATTGTACGCAATAGCTACCCCGAACTCAAGACAACCACAATTAAGACGTGGCAAGACCTTTTTCCAGAGAATACCTTTGGGCCAATGCTCTATACACCACCGATTACCCACCACATCCGACTACCGGCAAGGGATGGAGCTGCGGGTCTTGATTGCGAGGTAATCTTCTTAGCGCTTGACCAACCGAAAGACGTTAGAAAGCTATTATCCCTAGAGCTAACAGGGGCATGGGTTAACGAGGCACGAGAGTTGCCCAAGGCTGTAATCGATGGCCTTACACACCGAGTAGGTAGATACCCTACCAAGCGAGATGGTGGCGCTAGTTGGCATGGCATCTGGATGGATACCAACCCAATGGATGATGACCATTGGTGGTTTAGGATGGCCGAGAAAGAAAAGATGACAGGACCATATGCTTGGAAGTTTTACAAGCAACCTGGCGGGGTTATTGAGGTCGGCAAAGACGATCTGCCCGAAAACCCAGAGGCCAATGACTGCATCTTCTCAGCGGGTAAGTGGTGGCAGCTAAACAAGAAGGCTGAAAACGTAGCCAATCTACCGGCTGGCTACTATCAGCAGATGCTTTTGGGTAAGAATCTAGATTGGATCCGATGCTACGCAGAAGGCAAATATACCTATGTCCAAGAGGGCAAGTCGGTTTGGCCTGAATATGACGATAACATCATGTCTGGAGAGACAATTTTGGACAACTCTGTGCCGATCCAGATTGGTCTTGACTTTGGTTTAACCCCAGCTGCGGTGATTGGGCAGAGGTTGCCTAGCGGTAGGTGGCAAGTAATTGACGAGATTGTTACCTTTGACATGGGATTAGAGCGCTTTGGCCACCAGCTCGTGGCTGAAATCAACGCAAAGTACCCAGGAATGCAAGTATTGGTGTGGGGCGATCCGGCTGGTATGGCTAGAGATGCAATCTATGAGGTAACGGCCTTTGACTTTTTAAGGACTCTTGGCCTCAAGGCACAGCCAACCCCATCAAACGACTTCAAGGTTCGCAGAGAATCCGCTGCTGCGCCCATGCAACGTCTTATTAACGGCAAGCCGGGGCTAATAGTTGACAGTAAATGTAAGCTACTACGCAAGTCTCTGGCGGGTGGTTACCATTTCAAGCGGGTATCAGTTGGCTCTGGTCAAGAGCGTTTTAGGGATAGCCCAAACAAAAACGAACACTCCCACGTTGGTGATGCATTTGGATATCTCTTGCTAGGTGGCGGTGAATACAAGCGCATGACTCGCCCAGGAGATGTCTCATCAAGAACATATGTAGCCCAGACTGTGGCCAACAGCGACTTTGATATATTCTCAAGATGAAAGTGACTATACCCTACGAGGTATTAAACGAGGAGATGCATCCCAAGAGAGGGGTGTTCTATCTGCCATTCGTTATTGACCATTTTGACCAACTCGATACTACCCAGCCAGAGCTGTTGGCTGTGGCTAGGGGCTATGACCTCAGATCCATGATATACAGTCAATCCATGCTTGGTGCAGCGGTTACCGCTTTCTACCGCAATAAGCCGATAGCCATCTTTGGAGTTGTATTCTTTTGGGGTGGAGTTGGCGAGATGTGGAGCATCTTTGACAATCAGGCTAGAGAACACCCAGCATCCATGCTCAGATGTGGCAGATCATTTGTAGATATCGCAACCAGATATCTCAACTTGCATAGATTGCAAATAACTGTTAGAACTGACGATATTCGGGCAATACGTTATGCGAAAGCATTAAGGTTTGAAACCGAAACAGTTTTAAGGATGTATGGCCCTGACAAGGTGGATTACTTATTAATGACGAGGTGTTAAATGGGTGGACTATTTGGTGGATCTCCAGATACTAGCGGTGCAGAACGAGCAGCTGCTGAAACTAAAGCAGAAACTGCAAAAATACGAACCGAGGCCGAAGACGAAAAGCGAGAACTAGCAGAGCAAAACGCAGCTCGTACTAGAGCAAGGGTTCGTGGTGGTAGCCGGATGCTGTTATCAGATACACGCTTAACCCCAGAGACAGGCATCCAAACGCTTGGCTCTAACAATATGAAGGGATATTAATCATGGGTGGAGTATTTGGTGGTGGCGGTGGCGGTGGATCTAAACCAGTTATAGAAAAACCATTTGCAGAAACAGCGGCAGCTGAAAAAAAAGCAGAAGCTGAAAAAGCAACACAAGTAACCCAAGGTCAAGAAGAGAGTGCCGCAAAATTGCGTGGCGCAAGACGTAGAGGCCGTCAGCTCCTATCGGATGCACGATTAAATGCAGAGATGGGGATGCAAGAAACGCTCGGTTCTACTCAAAAAATATAAAGGACAGTCATGCCAGATACCGATAAGATGCAAGCC